GTAAGGCTAAGACACTAATGGATGCTCCTGAGTACAAAGAAATATTTCCAACACGTCTTCGAGAGGATTCTCAAGCCGCTGGTAAATGGGAAACAGAACAAGGTGGTGAGTATTACGCAGCCGGTGTTGGATCTGCAATTACTGGTCGAGGTGCAGATTTGCTTATCATAGACGATCCACATTCTGAACAAGATGCAATGAACATAGATGCTTTAGAGCGAGCTTATGAATGGTATACATCAGGACCTCGTCAGCGACTTCAGCCTGGTGGAGCAATTGTTTTAGTTATGACAAGATGGAATACAAAAGATTTGACAGGTGCGTTGCAACGAGCAACGGGAGACTCGAAGGCAGATAAATGGGAGCTTATAGAATTTCCTGCAATACTTCCAAGTGGTAAACCTGTATGGCCAGAGTTTTGGAAGTTAGAAGAATTAGAAGGTGTCAAATCTTCAATCAGTTTACAAAAATGGAATGCACAATGGATGCAAAATCCAACATCAGAAGAAGGTGCAATTATAAAACGTGAGTGGTGGCAGAAATGGGATAAGGAATATATTCCACCCTTACAACATGTAATTCAATCTTATGATACGGCGTTTATGAAAAAAGAAACTGCGGATTACTCAGCGATAACAACTTGGGGAGTTTTTCATACAAATGAAGACTCAGGACCTCAACTTATTTTGCTAGATGCAGTTAAAGATCGATTTGAATTTCCTGAGCTTCGAAGGATAGCATATCAACAATATCAGTATTGGCAACCAGAAACTGTGTTAGTTGAAGCTAAAGCTTCAGGACTACCCTTAACATATGAATTGCGTAAAATGGGTATCCCTGTTATAAACTATATCCCATCTAGAGGGAATGATAAGCATTCTAGAGTTAACTCTGTTGCACCTTTGTTTGAATCTGGTCAGATATGGGCACCGACTGATAAAGATTTTGCACAAGAGGTAATAGAGGAATGCGCAGCTTTTCCTTATGGTGATCATGACGATCTAGTGGATTCAATGACACAAGCAGTCATGCGTTTTAGACAAGGTGGATTTATAGAGCATCCTGAAGATTATAAGGATGAACCTGTAATCCGAAATAACAAAACGTATTATTAATATGAAAAGTTTATTAGAGTTAATTAAAGCATTATACGGACCCAAAGCTATATCTAGTACAATAGGAACTAGAACAAATGTTATTCGTTTACCAAGTGGTAAACTTCAAAAATACCTTTCAAAAGATTTAAATATAGAAGCAGCCTCAGATGCAGCTGCACAAAATGCATATGAAGAAATGAAACAACTTATTCCTGAAGTTGCAAAAATGAATGATGGTGAACGATTAGTATTTGAAGGAAATTTAAGAAGATTAAAAAACAAACTTGAAGACTCTGGTTTAATACAAAAAGAAAATGTTTCTTCAGGTATTACAGCGCTTGAATCAAAAGTTGAACAGCTAAGACAAAAAGGTAAAGAATTAGAAAAAGTAACTGGAAAAAAAGTAACTCTTACAGATGTATTAAATGATCTTGGAGCATCACAACAATCTATGTCAAGATTATATGATGAAGGTTTAGTTAGATCAGCAGCAAGACAAATTTTAATTAATGATATTAAAGCAGGAAAAATTAAAAACATAACTGTTTCAGAAGCAATCAATATGGGAGAACCATTAGACCCATTTAGACAGATTTATGGTGAAGGAGCTTTAGAACAATTAGATAGTTTGATTCCAAATTTTAGGGGTTTAAAAACAGAAATGGAAGCAGAAAAATTTGCTCGATCTAAATTTAAATTTGAACCAGATGAAAATAGATTGCCAGGTTCTGTTTCAATAGAAGAAGGTAGAAAAGCAGAACAAGAATTTGGAATTAATAAACCAGCTAAAGTATCTGATTTTAAAGCAGAGGCAACTAAGAGAACAAGCATAGATGATTTAATAGATGAGTATAATGCAAATCAGGATAAATTAAGATTATCCGACGAAGAAGGAGGCACTGCAATAGGTTATGAAGAATTTAAAAATATACAAAAAAGAAATGAAGATATTGCAAAAGCATTAGAAGAAAAAGGAATATCTTCTAAAGTAGAAGAAACACCAAAAGCAGAAATTATTCCATTTAGAAAAAAACCTACAGAGCCAGAAGGTAAAGCTGATGGTGGAAGAATTGGTTATGCTCAAGGAACACCTGCTATGGGCCTTGACTATTTAACAGGTATGGAACCATCTAAAGGTTACGCTGATGGTGGAAGAATTGGATTTAAAATAGGAAGTGGTAAAAAAATAATTAATAAACTTATTAAAAAAATTAAAAAACCAACTAAAGATGATTATGAAGATTACGCAGAAATATTAAATGATAGTGAAAATACTGTAGTTCAGGGAACTGAAACATTTGAGGAGTTAGATGCATTAGTTAAAAAACAAAAAGACTATGAAGCATCTATGTTTCAACAATATAAAATGGGTAAATTAGATCCTGTAGCTGGAGAAAATTCTGAAAATAGAATGAGATTTTTACAAAAAAAACTTGAAGAAGCATCAATGACAAAAGATAGAAGATTAATCAGTCCTGACGAATTAAATGAGTTAGATGAACTAGAGAGAACATTTAGTAAAAAAGAAATGACTAAAGGAACTAGTTTAGAAGACGAAATGAATATGGTTTTAAATCAATATGACAAATCTATGTTTGTAAAAAATGAACAAGGAATGGTTGATGTAACTAATCCAGAAAACGTACGAAAGATGGCATTACTATTGCAAAGAGATCATCCTGAAATTTACAAAAAACTTGAACAGGGAACTCAAACTAATGTTTTAGAAGATTTTGATGTTACCGGAAGAAAGCCTAACGCTAAAGGTGGTTTGAATTACTTGATGGGATTATAAATGAGTAATTATAAAAGAAAAGAGGTAATGGATTATCTCATTAGAAAACCTGTCACTACTCAAGATATTGAATTAGCAAGAACCCGTATCCAGCCACCCGTAACTCCAGCCCCGATGCAAGTGACGAGCGGCGAGGGACTAGGAACTGTGCAAGAATTTAATGAAGGTGGAAGAGTTGAATTTGCAGAAGGCGATATTGTAAAAGCCTCTGGTCTTTCTGAACTATTAAAAGAATATGATGTTGAAATATCCCCAAAAAATATTGGAAGATTTTCTAAAAATTATGAAATCAAAAAAGATCCAGATAGACCAAGTGCTTCAGGATTTTATGTAGAACCTTCAGAAAAACAATTAGAAAAAATTTCATCTCAATATAAAAAAAATGTTTTAAAAGCCCCTGGTTCAACAGAAGCAGGTAGAAAAGCATTTGAGAAACGAGAGACGAGAGCTAGAGAATTATTAACACAAGGATACAATCAAACAGAAGCAGATAATATTTTAAAAAAAGAATTTAATATGGGTATGAAAACCACTTTAACAAAAGTTGCTAATGATTTAAAAGAAGAAGGAATTAAAGTAGTTTCAGGTAGAGAAAGTGAAATTAAAACACCTACTTCAAAATTTTTAAAAAAGAGAAGAGAACTTCAAAAAGCAACCAGTGATCCATATAAAGAAAAATTAATTACAGAAGCAAAAAGAGAAGCAGGTTTTGGTAGTTATGATTTAGCACACAGACTAAGTATGCAACAAAATAAAATCCTTGGTACAGAATTAATTAGTTCTAACCTTGGATTAGATACTAAAAAAATAAATAGAGAAATAATTAAACCTATAGAAAATAAATTAGAAAAAATTTATAAAAAACAAGTAAGTGTTGCTAATAAAATTAAAAGAGAAGGAGCCTCTTCTGAATTAAGAAAAGAATTAGAAAGTTTAAATAAACAAGTATCTGAAGTTGTTGCAACAACTGATGGAAGACTACAAGGTATTCATATTGATGAATATAATTTAAAACCAAAAACTATTGGTATTGATTATGCTAAAAGTTTCGGTGCAGGAGTTATTCCTGACAAACCTATTTCTCAATTAACTAAAGAAGAAATACAATTAGCTATTAAACAAATTCCAGGACAATTAGAAGCTATTAAAAAAGAACCCTCTCTAGCTGCTCGTATGAGTAATCAATTAGGATTTGGTCCCTCAGGAATGATAGACGTTGGAGAAGAAGTTATTAAAGATGTAAAAGGAATATATGGAAAATATGCACCACAAATTGCAAAAGGTGCTTTAACTGGACTACAAGTTTTAGGAACTCCGTTAGCAAGTTCTATTTTTTATGGGACAGATGTAGGAATGGAACTTAAACAAGCAGCAGATGAGGGAAACCTTACAGCAAAAAAAGCACTAGATGCATTTGTTGGTCAAGGTGAAAAAGGATTATATTTTTTACTTCCTGAACTTGCAAAAGATGTGGTTACAAGTCCAATAGCTAATAAAATATTTCAACTTGGAAGTCTTGGAAGATTTGCAACTCCAGTTGGTCTTGGTTTATCTGCAGCAGGTGTTGCTAAAGATTTTTATGATCAATACAAAGAGTTTCAAGCATTACCACCTGAAGAAAAAGAAAAACGTATAAAAGAATCTACTTACACACCAACAGAACAAGATTTTCAAATAATGCAAGAAGCAGAATCTAGAGCATCCGCTGCAACCGGTGGAAGAATAGGATATGCTGATGGATCTGATGATCCAGAAAGTGATTTATATATTCCGCCTTTAAATAATACAAAAAGATTAGGTCCGGAAGATCGAATAAGTAAATATAAATCTTATTCAGAATTAGAATTACTTGGAAATATTGACGCTAAAAAACCAAATTATGAAATATTAGAAGATTATATTTATAGAAATATGCCTACATATGAACCAAAGGATGTTGTACCTAAAGGATCAAGACCTGTTATGCCTAATGAATATGATAGAGGTCCAAGTGATGGAATATTAAATTTAGCGGTAGGAGGTAGAGTTGGTTTTAAAGATGGACCCGAAGATCCAAATAAATTAATTCCTATAGATCCATTATTACAAGATCAATCTCCAACTGATCCAGGAAGAAGAGACGTTTTAAAATTAGGAATAGCAGGTGCTGGACTTTTAGGGTTAGGAAAATTAGGATTATTAAAATTAGGAAGCGTAGCTAAACCTTCTATAATTGCAGAAGTAACAAAAGGTACAACTGCCCCATCTTGGATGGAAGGTTTAATGACAAAAATCCTTAAAGAAGGAACTGAAATAAAAATGCCAAAAGAATCAAGTATTATTAAAAAAGAAGTTCAATTTAAAAACCCTGAAACAGGTGATGTTCAAACAGCTACATTAACTATAGATCCAAGATCAGATAGAATGTCTATTGAATATAATAGTTCAACTAATGTTGCAGATCAACCAGTGGTATTAGAATTATATCGAGAACGAAAAGCTGTACAGAACCCAGATGGTAAATCATTTCATCTTGCACCAGATAAAACTAAAGGATATCGTTTTACAACAACAGAATCGGGTCCACGCGTAGTTGATTGGGATGGAAATATTGAATTTGATGCAGAAGATACTTACTATAAAATAATAGATCTTAAATCTGATATCAGTGGATTAAAATCATATGCAACTGAAGGAAAGGGAATAAACAAAAAAGTAGCTCAAGAAAAAAGAGCAGCTACTGCAGATATTGAAAAAAACCCTGAAGAATATGTTCCAGATAATTATCCCGATTACAAGTATTATCCTAATGATTAAACCTAAAAAATTAACAACAACAATACCACCTTTAAGAGGGCCAAATCCACAGGGCTTGAATATTAAGTATAATACTGTTACAACAATAAAATCGGAGAAAATTACAAATGGCAGAAATAGACAAGTCGCTACCAAACGTAGCTGATCAGTTAACACCTGGAGAACTAGAAGTAGAACAGATTGCACAATCTGTTGAGGAAACTCCTGCAGGACCGACTGAACTTACAGAAAATGAAGATGGTAGTGTTGATATAAATTTTGATCCAAAGAAAAATTTATCAGCAGGTACAGAGTTTGGAGCAAACCTTGCCGAAGTTATTGATGAACAAGAACTTGGAAGATTAGGTTCAGAACTTTATCAAGATACACAATCATACAAAGACTCAAGAGCTGATTGGGAAAAAGCTTATACTCAAGGATTAGATTTATTAGGATTTAAATACGAATCAAGAACAGAACCATTTCAAGGTGCATCAAGTGCAACACATCCAGTATTAGCAGAAGCAGTTACACAATTTCAAGCATTAGCTTATAAAGAATTATTACCCGCAGAAGGACCGGTGCGAACTCAAGTAATTGGATTAGACACACCAGAGATTCAAGATCAAGCAGATAGAGTTTCTGAATTTATGAATTATCAAATCATGGATATCATGAAAGAATATGAACCTGAATTTGATCAAATGTTATTTTATTTACCATTATCAGGATCTACTTTTAAAAAAGTTTATTACGATGAAATACTTGGAAGAGCAGTATCAAAATTTATTCAAGCTCAAGACATTGTTGTTCCATACACAGCAAATAGTATTGATGATGCAGAAGCAGTTGTTCATGTAATTAAAATTTCAGAAAATGAATTACGTAAACAACAGATATCAGGTTTTTATAGAGATATAGAATTAGAAGCTTCTGATGATTTAACACAAGACGGCGATGTTAAATCTAAAGAAAGACAATTAGAAGGTGTAACTATGAGTGGTCAAAATGAAGATGTTTTTACACTTTATGAATGCCATGTTAATTTAGATCTGGAAGGATTTGAAGATATGAATCCACAGACTGGTGAGCCCACAGGAATTAAACTTCCATATATTGTAACTATTGAAGAAGGATCTAGAGAAGTTTTATCTATTAGAAGAAATTATAATCAAGCTGATCCATTAAAGAAAAAAATTAATTACTTTGTACACTTTAAATTTTTACCAGGATTTGGTTTCTATGGTAATGGTCTAATCCAAATGATTGGTGGATTGTCACGTACTGCAACTCAAGCATTAAGACAATTATTAGATGCAGGAACATTATCTAATTTACCAGCAGGATTTAAACAAAGAGGAATTAGAATTAGAGATGATGCTCAATCTATTCAACCGGGTGAATGGAGAGACGTAGATGCACCTGGAGGAAATTTAAAAGATGCATTTATGACTTTACCATACAAAGAACCTTCGCAAACTTTATTAGCTTTAATGGGGGTCGTGGTTCAAGCAGGTCAACGCTTTGCTTCGATAGCGGACATGCAAGTAGGGGATGGGAATCAGCAAGCAGCAGTGGGCACGACCGTGGCTTTGCTGGAAAGAGGAAGCAGAACAATGTCTGCAATTCACAAAAGAATATATGCCTCAATGAAAGAAGAATTTAAATTATTAGCAAACGTATTTAAATTATATTTACCTCCAGAATATCCATATGATGTTGTTGGTGGACAAAGAACAATTAAACAAGCAGATTTTGATGATAAAGTAGATATCATTCCAGTTGCTGATCCAAATATATTTTCACAAACACAAAGAATATCTATTGCACAAACAGAACTACAACTTGCAATGGCTAATCCTGGAATCCATAACATGTATGAAGTTTATAGAACTATGTATTCAGCATTAGGTATTAGAGATATCGATAGAATTTTAATAAAACCAGATCAACCCACACCAAAGGACCCTGCGCTAGAACACATTGATGCTCTCGCAGGGAAACCATTCCAAGCTTTCCCAGGACAAGATCATAGAGCACATATAACTGCACATTTAAATTTTATGGCAACTAATATGGCAAGAAATGCTCCTGTGATTATGGCTTCTCTAGAGAAAAATTGTTTTGAACACATTTCTTTAATGTCACAAGAACAGGTTGAAATAGAATTTAGAAATGAAATTCAACAATTACAACAGATGCAACAAAATCCACAAGCAATGCAAAACCCACAAATGCAAATTCAAGTAAGAATGCTTACGGAAAAAGTTGAATCAAGAAAAGCAGTCTTAATTGCTGAGATGATGGAAGAGTTTTTGAATGAAGAAAAGAAAATTACATCACAATTTGATAATGATCCGATTGCTAAACTTAAATCTAGAGAATTAGATCTTCAGGCTCAAGAAAATGATAGAAAAAGACAAGAGAGCAATGAAAGAATCAATCTTGATAAGATGAAAGCTATGATGAATCAGTCTACAGACAGTCAAAAACTACAACAAAATGAAGATTTAGCTAAATTAAGAGCAAATACTTCACTAGAAAAGACCGTTTTATCTGCTCAACTTAAAAATAGATTTCCAAATAGATAAAAAAGAGGTATAAAAGGCTATGAAAAAACAAAATGAAAAATTAGCAAACGCAAAAAGAACTTTTACTAAAGATTCTAAAGTTAAAGTGGATACTAATCATTCAAAGTACACTAACGCAGAAGGATATCTAGTTGGTGGAGTAGACATTGAAATGTCTAAGCCGAATGAAACTCAAATTCAAGAAGTTCAAGGTCAAGGAAGTATTCTTTCAGAGAAAAAAAGATCAGCGAAGTGGTATTAAGTCATGATTCAAATGTTAGGAGCTGTAGCACCTCTCGCAAAAATCTTATTTAACACAATTGAAAAGTCAGTTCCTGATAAAGATCTTCAAGAAAAATTAAAAGCACAATTACAAACACAATTACTACAATCTAATACAGCAGAATTACAAGCAGCAGCAAAAATAGTGGAAGCTGAAGCAAAAGCTGGTTGGTTTTCAGCAAGTTGGAGACCATTATTGATGTATGTATTAATATTTATCTTAGTCTGGAATTATGTATTAGGACCTGTTATATTATTTTTTTTTAAAGCTTCTATAACTATACAACTTCCAGGAGACGTATGGACCCTTTTACAAATTGGTCTGGGAGGTTACGTTGTGGGACGAAGTGCAGAATCGGTGGCACGCACTATGGCAAATAAACCGGCAAACAAAGAACAAGAAAACGGATAGGATAAAAAATGAGAAACGATTATAAAATAAGACCAAGACCAGATTTTAAAGTTGGTGGAGCTGCTGTTAAAGGTAAGAAAGCTGCTTTTAAAAAAGGTGGATCTGTTAAAAAAGCTGATATGTTAACTGCTAAAATGTCTAAAGATAAAAAAGGCAAAATGATGAAGGGAAAAAGATAATGGGTGATATATCTTTAAGAGGAAGAGGAATTGTTAGAGTTGGTTTAGCAAAAGGCGGAAAAGCATTTCCTGATTTAACAGGTGATGGTAAAGTTACTAGAGCTGACGTTTTAAAAGGTAGAGGTGTTTTTAAAAAAGGTGGTGAGGCCAAAAAAGGTATTCTTATTATTATAGGAAACAAAGATAAAAAACCTAAAGAAATGAAAAAAGGTGGTCAAGCTAAAGTTGGTAAAGTTATGAAAGAGTTTGGAAAAGGAAAATTACATTCAGGTAAAAAAGGACCAGTTGTAAAATCTAGAAAACAAGCAATTGCAATTGCACTTTCAGAAGCTGGTATGTCTAAGAAGAAAAAGTAATGGCTAAACTTTGCCCAAGAGGAAAAGCAGCAGCTAAAAGAAAATTTAAAGTGTACCCGAGCGCGTACGCAAACATGTACGCGAGTGCTGTTTGTTCTGGTAAAGTAACTCCAGGTGGTAAAAATAAATCACAAAAAAGAAAAGAAAGATCCAACTATGAACAAGGTGGAATCGCCAAAGGTTGTGGTGATGTAATGGAAAACAGAAGAAAAGTTACCAAAAAATATTAATATGAGTTTAAGAAAATGGGTTTCTGAAAAATGGGTAGATATTGGATCTAAAAGAAAAGATGGATCTTATGCTCCTTGTGGAAGATCAAAAGGAGAAAAAAGAAAAGGCTATCCAAAATGTGTACCACTTGCAAAAGCTAGGTCAATGTCAGAAGGTCAAAGACGTTCTGCAGTCACAAGAAAAAGAGCTGCAGGAAATACAGGACCTAAACCTAAAAATGTTGCAACATTTACCAAAAGAAAAAGAGCTGCAGATGGTGGTTATATTGGGCCAGCAATAAATTCTGTTTATGATGGTGTAACACTAAATAATCCATCTTATTCAAAATATTATAAAGGAATGATATAATGGGTGATATTGCATTAAGAGGACAAGGTAGAGCAATGATGGCATCTGGTGGTAAAACTCCAGCATGGCAACGTAAAGAAGGTAAGAATCCAGAAGGTGGTTTAAATAGAAAAGGTATTGCATCTTATAGAGCTGCTAATCCTGGATCTAAATTATCAATGGCAGTAACAACTAAACCCAGTAAGTTGAAAAAGGGTTCAAAAGCTGCTAATAGAAGAAAGTCTTTTTGTGCTAGAATGTCTGGCATGAAGAAAAGATTGACCTCTGCAAAAACTGCAAGAGATCCTAACTCAAGAATTAATAAATCTCTACGTAAGTGGAATTGTTAATATAACTAACAAAGGAGAAAGACTATGGACGCTGTAACATTTATAAGTAAACTTCAAAAATTTATCAGAGATTCTTACCAAAACATCGGTGACGCTATGATATCTGGAACAGTTGACAGTATGGAGAAATACAAGTATATGCAAGGACAGGCAAATGCCTACCAAACAGTAATTCAGGAAATCTCTAACCTGCTAAATAAGAAGGAGCAAAACGATGAAAAAGGAAACGTTATCGACCTCGGAAAAGGAAATACCAAAGATAAACCTAGGTCTTGAAGAAAAATATAAAGAAGAAGCTAAGACAGCTGAACCTACTAAAGAACCATTAAATCCAGAAAATATAAAAGCTGTAGTTGATGAGTTACCAACACCAAGTGGTTGGAGAATATTAGTATTACCATTCACACCAAAAGAAAAAACATCTGGTGGA